GCCGGCAATTGTAGCCCCGCGTGTCGTAGATAGGGGGCACTGCCTCGTGTTTTGTGCCAGCCGATGATGTTGGATAAGATGAGCTACGATTCTTTTTTGGGATCGCTGGAGACGTGCCAGAGCGGCCGAATGGGGCTCCCTGCTAAGGAGTTGACTTGTTTGCGCAGGTCCGGAGGTTCAAATCCTCTCGTCTCCGCTCACTTCCACTTCGGTGGGAGCGTTTCACCGGGCCTGGTGGAACTTGCGCCCGTAGCTCAACGGATAGAGCATCTGACTACGGATCAGAAGGTTGGGGGTTCGAATCCCTCCGGGCGCACAACTAAAACCCCAGCTCATGGCATATTTGAGCTGGGGTTTCTTTATACTGTGTGGGTTGTTTGGTTGTTGGTTATTGTTGCAGGTTGTCGCTGTTCGTACCGAACATAGGCCGAACAGAAACCGAACAGATAGCGAACGTGAGAACTTAATCAAATTAGTGCGGAATGCATCTTGATCCCATATACACTGTGGGGAAAGGAGGTGAGTTCACCATGGGCTACGATATCTCACTTACAGCAACGCTAACCGGTGCAACGGTTGCCCAACTTCAACGTTGGCGTACTACGGGACTACTTGTTCCTGAGGCCTCAGCTTCTCGACCAGTTGAATATTCTTTCCGTGATTTAGTCGCCTTGCGTACGATCGCCAAGCTGCGGGCTCAGACATCGCTTCAGCAGATTCGCAAGGCATTTTCATCGTTGAGCGATTTTGACATGGTGGATCACCCTTCTAAGTATCAATTCGCCACCGATGGCAAGACTGTCAAGGTCTGGACCGACGATGGGTTCATGGATTTGAGTGACACTCACAAAGGGCAGTTTGAGTTTTACACGCTGGCGGATATTTATAAGCCGTTCATGAATATGAATGACAAGTTGGTTCCTGACTTTAGGAACCCAAAGCCACATCTCGAAGTAAATCCGCGTTGCATTGGTGGCTATCCCACCATCAAGGGATCAAGGATTCCATATCTCGACATAGCTGAGCTGTACAGATCAGGCGAACTAGAACCAGGTGAAATCGAAGAATTCTACCCACAGGTTTCTGATGCAGCTGCAAGGGACGCTGTGGAATTTCACACGATGGTGCTGGAGAATGTCGCATGAGGTTCTTCCTTGATGAATGCATGAACGCTAAAGTTGACGGGCCACTAAAAGAATGGCTTAAAAAAAGACGAGTTCCTGCGATCAGGGCCGAGCATTCCGCATGGGCTCGATGACATCTCTCTTATTCAGCGCCTAGAAGAACTGGATGTTGATGCGGTAATCACTAGCGATATCAAACAAATGCGATCACCAGATCGTACGTTGGAACGCGATCAATACCGTAACAGTGGCATTCATTGGATCGGAGTGCCACAGAGTTACGTTAAAGGGCGTGCTCGCCCTTTTGTCCAGGCCGCAAATCTACTCTCAGTAATTCATCATGTTCGAGCCCAATTGGAAGCAGCACAGATACCGCTTGCAATCGAGCTAAAGAGAGGCGTTAAGGACAGTGGCGAGCCAATAGCAGAGAAGTTCCCAATCTGAATTCGGCGTATTTGTAACATACGAGCTGGGCTACCCAATCACCCTAAAACCAGCGCGTCGACGTTCCGCCTCTGATGCTTCACGCATCGAGGACAGTTCTCCGGCGCGTTTCCTTTCGCTTTCCATGTGGGCTTCCATCGCGCTGGGTATAGCGTCAAGTCCTTCTTCCCATAGGTGTGCGTAGATGTCTAGCGTCATTGCGGCGCTGGAGTGTCCGAGCATGAGTTGAACAGTTTTTACATCAGCACCGGCTGCGATAGCGATGGATGCGGCTGTGTGTCGTAGCTCGTAGGTGTCGAGGTCACCAATACCAGTCCAAATACACAGGTTTTTCCATACAACACGCCAGCGTGAGGTGGTCCATACTTTGCCTCGTTCATCTGGGATAAGCCAGGCATCAGGATCTTTTCCTTGAGCGTAGCGATCGAGGAGTAACAGGATTTCGCCACCAATAGGTACGTCTCTATGGTTTCGTGTTTTCGTCGAGTCTTCACGCCCTAAGTCGTCGACGTCACGGCGGATCATGAGACGCCCGCGTACTGGGTCTAGGTCTTTGACTTTGAGTCCTTTTGCTTCTCCTGGTCGTAGACCGGTCATGATGAGGACGCGTAGGAGGAGTTTTGCTTGTTCGGTTGGTGCTTGTCTGATGAGTTCGTCGACTTCTGTGATTTTGAGGTATCGGCGTTCTGATTTCTTTTGTTTTGGGAGGTCGCCAGTTCTGATGGGGTTTTGGTGGATGACGCCTAGCTCCACTGCGAGGTCGAGGATTCCGTGGATGATGAGGCCGACTTTGCGCATGGCGGATTCGCTGAGTGCTCGTGGTGGTTGGCTGGCTGGCACGCCTTTCATTGTGGAGAGTGTGGGGATCCAGGCGTTGATTACTGAGCGTTGGATGTGCGCGCAAGGGGTTTGGCCCCATTGTGGTCGGATATGGACGTTCCAATAGCTGAGGTAGTCTCGTCTGCTTTTGTCTGAGATATTTCCTTTAGACGCTAGCCACGGTTCCCAGAGGTCGGAGAGTGTGACATCTACTTTATCTTTGGTAATCCACGTACCGTCAGCTTGTCCAACTTCAGCGCGGGCTGCATATAGTTCGGCTTCGTCATGGTTATGGAAGGTTTTTGTTATTTCATTTCCATTCTCAACCCAGACTGCTTGCCAGCGTTTCCCCTTACCCCATCGTGCTGATCGTACCTTTTTAATGCGTGAGGTTTTGTCGGGGTTTTTCTTCATCCAGAGATCACGGACGTATGCCATGAGGTACACTTCTTCCTTGTCAGGGCGAACTCGTCTCATTAGGAAAGAGTTCACCTGTGGTGCTCCCTTTCACGTATTCCGGCAAGATGACCGTGGAAGGGAGTTCTTTATTTTTCGGAGTTACCGAACAATCCCCGCATCCGAGGATCTTAAAATATCTAATTGGTTATAAAACCGCGTGCTTGTAAACGCTGGCCAAGGTCGCAGAGGAGCATCCAAATGCCTGAGACGGTGATGGTGAGCATCCCGGATCCGATGAGCATGGACCCGCTCATGCCATCCTCAAATATGAGGAGAAAGCCAGCGATAAACGAAAGCCATCCAATAACATTAAAAATCGTAGCGACGGTTTCCATCCCAGAATAAAGCCTGCGATAGGGCTTCCGCTGGATAGGGGGCTTAGATTGTTGAGGCGATTGCTCTGGTGTAGTCATAAGAAAACCTTTCAAAAGAGGGATTACTAAAATCTAGAGTGTGATTAGTTGTAGAGACCGGCTTCTTTTGCCTGTTTTTTTAGTGAACGTGTCAAAATGCTTGGCGCTTTCTTGTTCCACGAGCTTGGAATAAACCCATCCGGAGCAATGCTCTCCATCCGGCTTAATCGTCTTCGGCACGGATGACTCCGTTTCAAACTTGGTATCAAGAGTTATCTTTAATGCTTTTTGCTTATCTGCTGCGGTAGCTGTCCTATCTGCCAACACGCCAGTAGCCACAGATGCAGCCAATCCTTTTTGATCCATATCCCAGTACGTTTTGCATACATAAGATTGAAACGCATCATATTTTTCAGAGGAACTAGAGAACTCTTCATCAGCGTTAAAAACTGATGCAACAACAAAAATCAGGCCACCGATCAGTGAAATGCACGAGACCGTGACAATCACCCAGAACCACCATCTCTCTAAAACTGACTTATGACGGGGAGATGCTGCTGCAGATGGTGCAGTCATAATATTTTCCTTTCTACGGAAACTATCTTCACCTGCGACATGTCACAGTAGATAGACAGTGGCGTTGAATTCTTCCTTGGTTGTAAAGACGCATCCACAAAGCAAGCAAGTGAGGAGTTACACCAAGCTCAGCGGCCATAGCTGCAGGTGATCCCTCACACTCAAGTCCCACAGCCGCAACATCATTCGCATCCAAGAGCTGCTGTGCTGCCCATTCGTCAGCTTGCCGCTCAGCTCCGGGTGATGAGCATGTATGACCGTAGTGCGCATGTCCGAGCTCGTGAGCGATGGCGCAGCGTCTCGTGACTGGGTCTAAGCCAATTTTGATAAAGATTGTTTGGCTGGCGGGGTGAAAGCAAGCGTTGAGGGTGCTTCCCAGCTTGCTCGTCTCGATCACTGTGATGCCCATTTCGTGGGAGAGTGATTCGAGGGCTGCTTCCACAGGACTCATTTGGTCTCCTAGGTGTAGTTCTCTTCCAATGGATCGGTTGCTTTTTGCGCTGCGATCTTTTCAGTCCCAGCGTTGATGCCATCGAGGATGGAATCATAATCGGGGGTTGTGACATGCGGGGGTGTAGCGGGGGAGTTTCTGCTGAGCTTTGCATTACGACGTGCTTCGAGTTGGTTTTCAACTTCACCGATGGGCATGGACATGAGTGCAGATCCCTGTTTCATTCTTTTGATGACTTCGCGTCCCAAAGTTTCATCATCGGCATCTTCTATAGCCGCATCCATGGCAAATTCTTTGAGATCATCTTCTGTCACAACGTCTAAAGCGATAAGCGCTGGGATAACACTGACCTGATAAGCGCGTGCGATCTTAACTGCAGTCTCAACGGTAACCGTGCCATCACGGCGTTGGCGGCTCAAAGTGGATTGACCGATTTGTGCAAGCTTGCCGATCTCCCGATCTGAAGCATTGCCAACAGTTCTTCGAATCCAAAGTTCAATGCGTTCCATGAGTTAATAATGACACGGAAGTGTAGCAAAATCAACACAATTTGAGCTATTGGAGGTTGACATGATGAGTTACTTTTGCTTCAATGTGAGTTGAAAGAACTTCAATAGAGGGGTTGAGCATGGCAAATGTAAAAATCAGAATTCGTGATGGTCTCATCGAACGCCTCCGGAACATGAGCGGAATTACTAGCGATGAGGCTTTCGCCCGAACAATCGGAACTAGCAGAAGCACACTCGTGGATGTCAAAAGCGGAGAACGTGAACCATCCCTAGCTTTCGCAGTCGGCATAGCTCAAGCATTCGGGTTAGGACTATCAGAAATCGTCGTCTGGGAAAGCACCGAAACCGCAGCAGCCTAAACACGCTAGGGAAGAAAGGATCACCGTGGGCACACCGAACGTAGAGACGTCAATACCAGACGACAGTGAGTTTTATGAGCGACAGGACAAGATCCTGAAGCGTGCGTTACTCGCTACTGAGTCGGGATTCGATGCTACGCCGAAAGCAAAAGGAAGGAACTATTCATGCCTGGGGTAAGGGACAACAAAGATCTGCATGGTCGTCGAAAAGTAATCGATCTAACCGGAGTGATGCCGATTCCAGCGCGAGGTCAACGCCGTCGTAGCAAGCGACCCAGACTTCGCCGCCGTCCGCCAGCTCGAAAACCTCAAAGGGGTCGAACTGCTCCAGCAACGGACCGCCGGGGAAATCTTGGAGACTGCCTTGCTCTTGTCCGAATGGGCGCCGGTCGATTCGGTCGCGATAGTGCGCGGAATGATTCAAACGCTCGGTGATACGGAAGTGGACGGAAACAATATCTGAGGTCGCCAGCGTGTAGCGCTGACCACCGTAAACAAGAACAACGTTGGACATATCAGCAGCATAAAGGAAAGAAAATGCAGAGTTTATTCAGGCTCCGAGTCAAAGGTACCCCGCTTGTTGAACTTCGGGTCGTCCCATTCGAAAAAGATAGGTTCACCATCGTCCATGCTGACGTCAAGGACCCTGTAACCGTACATGCGGTCACCATCGAAGAGATCCATAACTTGATGACGCTCCTTTTCCGTCAAACGCTCAGGAATCTCGGGGTCAGCAGGATCGGGAAAGACGAACTGGACGTCGTAATCAGGCTTGATCCACAGGCTCGGGAAACTGGACGTCCGAAGGTTAAGCGGTACACCGCCCTCGTTGAGGGTATTCACAGCGTAGGAGATCCAAGGGAAAGACCAGTACGGCATCTCGTATTCGTAACCATTGATATTCAGCGTGAAAGTTTTATCGCTCATACGAAAAGAGTAATCCGCAGGATCAAACACGGCAGCAGATTCCACCGAAAAATGAAGCATCTTCCTGAAAGGAGGAAGCAAAATGGAATTAAAACCATTTAATTTCCGTGGACACAATGTACGAGTCTTAGTTGCAGAGAACGGGGAGCCGCTGTGGGTAGGACGAGATGTATGTGCAGTTTTAGAGATCAAGAACTCTAGGGATGCACTCTCACGGATCGATCCAGAGGGGGTCGGCATTGCCGACACCCTTACACCAGGAGGTATACAAAAACTCAAAGTCGTAAATGAATCAGGACTATACGAACTCCTTTTCCAGTCTCGCGTCCCTCAGGCAAAAGAATTCCGCCGGTGGGTAACCGGAGAAGTCCTGCCAGAAATCCGTCGCCACGGCATGTACGCAACAACGGCAACGGTAGAGCAAATGCTCGCTGATCCAGTAACGGCAATCAAACTTCTGGAACAGATTAAGCAAGAGCGTGACCAGCGCCGGGCGCTCGAGGTGCAAGCTGCGATTGATAAACCAAAGGTCATGTTCGCTGATGCTGTCGCGGAAGCTAACACTGACATCCTGGTACGTGACTTAGCGAAGATCTTACGCGGCAATGGCATTGAGGTCGGCGGAAATCGTCTTTTCGCGTGGCTTCGAAAGCACAAATACCTCATGGACGGGCCAAGCCACATTAAGCACACACCAACACAAAAAGCGATGGAACTCGGGCTGTTCAAAATCAAAGAAACCGTCGTGACCAGATCCAACGGAAGATCATCGATCACCGTAACACCGAAGGTTACGGGAAAAGGGCAACGGTACTTCGTCGAAAGATTCCTTGATGGGAGATTCGACATCGACGATATCAAGACAAATAAAAACCGACCTGTTGCACCAGGTCGGAAATGACACTCAAGGAAAAGCATCTATGGGAAACATTACCACCATCGACCGATGGCTGTCGCCATCGCAAGCTGCGGAAATCATTCCATATTCCGCATGGCAAATCCGGAAGTTCTGTCGACAGGGGATCCTGCCGCACTCCAAACGACCTGGATCAAAGCAGAACCGAATCATGATCAAGCAGTCAGACCTTGTCAATTTCATCCAGCAAGGAGCAGCAGCATGACAATGCGCACTTACAAAAACCCTTACCCAGACAGCGAAGATGCTGTCGAAATCCGCTTCGACCATTGCCGTCAGCGAGTGGCAAAACATCTGGCTTACTTGTGCCGCATTCATCACAGTTTTTGCCTACCATTCCCACGATTAGAGGAAAAATGATTCTTTTAGTGCTTATAAACATCGTCTTTTCAATGCTCCTGCTTTTCAACCTGACTGATGCAAATCGAAAGATTGAGGACGCGACGAAGCGCCTAGACATGCTCAATGAAGATGTCGACGTGCAGAGCGTGAAAATCCTTGATCTCTATGGGATCGCGCAGATTCCACCAATGCCAGATGAAGAGGCAGCGTCTCGAATCTTCACAGAGGTGCGGAGATGAACCGGATAGCTTTAGAAGAACTGCACCAGGCTCTGATATCGGAGGCAGAAGCAATGCGCACTGGTGAGTATTTCCTAGGTGCCGGCATCGTAGATGCGTATGCACATCAGCTACGGGAGGCGATCGACTCTCATGGCGAATAACGAAGGAATGTGCAAGCACTGTGGAGCAGCCGTGCTCTTCGTTAAAGACGACCGATGGCACGTTTTTGATGCAAAGCCGTCGGAAGAAGGCGAATGGAGAATCCGGTCACGATGGGCGGCCAATGTCGCGGCAGAAAAAACGACAGTGACGCGCTTAGCGGAGTCGAAATTGCGCCGAGCACGCCTCATGGGAGAGCCGCTTTTCCGCCCGCACTTCCAAACATGCCCTGCGAACCCCCGCGCAAAAATTCTGCAGGAGAAGCGGAGATATGGATGATGCATCAATCGCAGACGAATGGTGGGAGAACCTACCAGATCGAAGAAAAATACAAATCCATCACTGGATCGTATCGCCTAGACAAATCACCATCCAGGAACTGCCCGGTCAGATTGCGCTAATAGAAGGAACAGAACAATGACTAAAACACAGCTAGTGTGCGACAAAACCCAATTGAACTGGGGGCTGAAAGCGGCAAAAGCAATTGCTGGGAAGAGCCCATATGACGTTGTTCAGATGAGAGTCTCACCAGACCGCGATTATCTGTATATCTGCGCAGTTAATGCCAAAGCAACGCTGGTCGCCAAAGTGGAGCTTCTCGTTGCGAATATCAGTAGTGAAGAAGATGAGATCATCACGATAGATAAGGCAAAAGTCCCAGCATTGATTCTCGCGACTGCTGAGACCGGGAAGAAGTCGGAAGACTCGCGGCCTATGGCAGGGATCTGCATTCGAGGGAAAGAAGTTGATTTCACCGACGAAAATGGGGCTGGGCGCGGAGTCGATCTTACGACGATTCATCGGAACGATTCTGCAGAAATCGGAGATCCTGTCCGCACAATCATCAGAGTAAAACAACAGCTTGCTGAAACATCGCCTTGCGATGTGACGCCATCGCCAGCTCAGATAACAGAACTGGCTCGGGCAACGCGCTACCTAGGAGGCAAGTCCAAGCTGAGTATGCGCTCGTATATGCACGAGGGTACTGAATCGCATCGGCTTGTAGCTGAGGCGACATTTTGGACCTTGTCAGTACTCAACGTCCCAGCAGTATTGCTCGAAAACAAAAAAGATACAGCCAATATCGTCGACGCAGCACCAATCGAAGGGATCTCATGAAACATATTGACGCAGCGATCTGTCGCCGAAAGGCAGACGGCAAAACCGCGGAGCCTAACTACTGGGATTCCCAAGGCCCGCGAGAATCAACTGTAGCAATGCTGGAACGTCACAAAATAGCTAGAAAAAAGTGCATGACCTGCACGCTTCTGACTGATTGTGAGAAGATGCTTTCCGATTTTGAAAAAGAAGAACTCAGAGTCGACGGAGTTGTAGCAGGGAGATACTGCGATGTCTCGCACAGAAACGGCTCGAGTATCGATGTCTTGCGACATTGCAAGCACTGCAATGTCCGATTGATACCGCAGGGTGGCCCACGGGGAAAAGAACCCAGCGGGGCTCGAAAACACCGGGGAGAAGGGCTCTGTGCGGTTTGCTATCCCCTCTTCTCAAGAAAACAACGCTAAACACAATGACTAGCAAAGGAAATAGACCATGGCATGGAGCAGAGTCGGCGACAACATCGCCACACATCCGCTCATGTCGAGGCTCCTTACCTCATGCGAATTCGACCACTCGCTCAAAAATGAGGCGTTTGGTGCGCTCGTCCAGCTCACAACTGTGTCGGCCGCGCATCTCACTGACTACATCATTGAGTATGGGCTCATGGCGCAGATCGCACCTGGACGTGAAAAGCAACTGATCGACGTTCTTGTAGATGCAGGAATGCTTTTTCGCGATGAAGTTGACGGGCGCAAGGTTCTACGAATCGTCGATGACAATGAGCTCCTTCACAATCGCAGCCGGGATGAAGTCGAGATCGACCGCCGTCGCGCCGCTGATAAGCGCAACCCGGCTTTAATCCCAGCAGTTCGCTACCGCGACGGCGACCAATGTCGTTGGTGTGGAAAGACAGTCGACTGGCGAGATCGGAAAAGCTGGCGTGCAGCGACGATTGACTCACTTAATGAGCATCGGGAATCAACCGTGGATACGCTGGTTGTCGCCTGCAAGAGCTGCAATTCAAAACGTGGCGCAGGTGAAGAACTTCAATTATTGCCAACCCCTACGAGAGAGAAGGTACATTACACAGACCACACAATCGACTGGATTAATCGTTCCGAGTGGGCTCAGCATGAGGGCATTCATCTCGAGCCACGCCAAACACACCTGGACATCGGACAGCAGATCACAACACCGGCAGCGCCATCGGAGCAGCAGCAGGTGGGTCAAGCAGCAGCGCCCTTGGAGGCAGCAGCGCGGGCCTATCGAGCAGCGCCTGATGTTGAAGCGCCATTCGTTAGTGATCCGCTTGATGAGGCTCCAGACTGGGTCAAACAATCTCTTTTCAACGATCACGGACAGGCAGCAGCGCCTTTAATGGCAGCAGCGCCGCGTGAACATGATCATGCACCGGCAGCGCCGTTGGAGCAGCAGCAGGTGGGTCAAGCAGCAGCGCCCTTGGAGGCAGCAGCGCGGACCCATCGAGCAGCGCCTGATGTTGAAGCGCCATCGCAACACCACGTTGATAACGAAACGGTAAAACCTAGCACGGATCTAGAACAAATCACAGATCGGTGGGGTGACGAATCTGGATCTCTCGGGACGGGACGGGACGGGAATGGACAGGTAGGGACGGCAAGGCGTCGACGCCGTAGGCGTAGAGGTGGACGTGGAACTGGAAGGAATAAAGCTCATGGATAGTTGGAAGTTACATTCTTTAGGTAAAGCTCTGTATGAGTTGGAGAAGTTAGGCCCTTTGCTTGATGATCTTTTGCTCCCTTCTCAGTGTGGTTTTTCTGAAGGAAGGGGAGGTTCTGGGCAAGGGTCGCGCCCTCCATTGAGGATTCCAATTCTGGATGTGAAGTGGGAGACGGAGCGTCTGCTGACTCATTGGGCATGGGGCTGCGCTGTGAAGCTGAATGTGGTCCCGCCTTGTTCAAGGTCCGTGCATAGCGTTGCTGCATGGCTTCAGTGTCACTTGATTGATATCGGAGATCTTGATGAAGCTGATGCTATTGCGGAGCAGGTGATCAGCCAGTCGGAGCTGCTAAGTGAGATGTTCGCTTCTGATGATGATGGAGCAATCACAGCGCCTAAGCAGGGGACATGTAGAGAGATCGCCGCGATCTGCAAAGGGCTCGGCTACGGAACATCAAAGACAACAATTCATCGGTGGGCACACGAGGGGGCGATAGCCTCACAAACAATGGAAGATGGCCGTGTCATAGTGGACCTACAAGAGGTGCTAGACAAGCTGGCTACCTGCAATAATGCAATGTAGTTACCGCGTGGGACACCCAATATAGTAAGCTAACGCTCGAATCTTCTGGGTCCAGATCACAAGCATGTGACTGGGCCTTTTTGCATGCTCAGGAGGTGACATGGCGAGAGCAGGATCAATTTGCTGCGAAGCTGGGTGCCCAGAGCAAGCGACATACCGAGGAAGATGCGCTCGGCATGCTCGTGACCACGAGACACACGAGCGAAAAACAGTTGCGACGAAGATCGACGGACAGCGAACAGCAGCGATCAGGCGTGAAGCGGTTGCTAGATGGCGGGAAATCTATGGAGACTGGTGCCCAGGCTATAAGTGCTACGGGCATAAAGCCCATGATTTGACCGCGCAACATACGCAGGCTCTAGCGCTCGGAGGCGGATCGGAGCAGCATCTGACGGTGCTGTGCCGGCGGTGTAACTCCCGTCATGCAGCGGACGTAAGAAGGGCCCTGGCATCCACCTATGGAAGACCCCAGGGGAGGGCCCCTCGGAGGCTATGAACCCCAGCCGTGGGTGAGGTCTCTCAGAGGTGCGAAGGGTTCAAAAAGTTTCCTGACCAGCTGTTTTTTTGAACCCGACATGTTAAAAATATGCCCAAAGGGGGCGAGGAAGGAGACGAAAATAATGCCACGAGGCGGAGCAAGAACAAGATCTGGTCCAGCACCAGACCCAGCATCTGGACGGTCGGACCGTCGAAAACTCGACGAAAAGCTCCGACCATTGCCAGCAAGCGGATTCAACGGGAAACTGCCAGAATGGCCACTACCAAAAGGAACCCCACGAGAGCGCTCATTGTGGAAGAAAATCTGGAAATATCCACAAGCCGCAGCCTGGATCAATGAGCCATGGCGATGGCTCACAATCGGCCACTACGTCAGATGGGTAGTGAAATCAGAAGCCGCAGACGCATCACCATCGACTATGACACAGGTCCTACGCCTTGCAGACTCGATTGGGCTTTCTCCTGCAGGCCTTCGTGAAAATGGCTGGGTGATCTCCACATCCGAGATGGAAGGAGACGCGGCGCCGACAAACACCCCGCCACAGTCTCCACAGCCTATCCGTCGGCTCCGCGCAGTAAATGGAGACGCAGGATAACTGGATAATCGACTTCCCGACACTCGGAGATCTCTGGGACGCATGGGTGCAAGCACATTGCCTCGTCCCAGATGGCTACCGACGCGGCCAACCATTCATATGGAGCGACTGGCAATTCTGGTGCGCCGCGCAATTTGGAAGAATTCGCGCCGGGCTGAAATGGAGTGGCGAACCGCTAGGTAACCAAGCATTCCAATATCGTCGTATGCAGGTGATTGCACCGCAGAAGACTGGCAAAGGTCCGTGGGCTGGTTCTATGACGCTAGTGCAGGCTGTGGGGCCAGCAGAATTTGATGGGTGGGCAGAAGAAGGGGATGTCTATCGGTGTGCTGACTGGGGCTGTGATTGCGGTTTCGAGTTTCCTTACCAGAAGGGAGAACCGAAAGGTCGTCCGCACCCATCGCCACTGATTCAGCTCACGGCGACCTCGGAAGATCAAGTCGATAACACGATGCGCCCATTGAAGTCGATGGTCAAGATGGGTCCGTTGCGGAATCTTCTCGCTACCAGAGGCGAATTCATTCGCATTCTCGGAGGGCTTGGAGGTGATGATGCTGATCGAATTGATGCTGTGACGGCTTCTGCTGACTCTAGGGTCGGTAACCCTGTCAGTTTCGTGCTTCAAGACGAGACTGGTTTGTGGAATAAGCGGAATAAAATGGAAAAGGTTGCTGACGCACAGCGTCGTGGCCTTGCAGGTATGGCTGGACGTTCAATCGAAACCACAAACGCTTATGACTCTTCAGAGCGTTCTGTAGCACAAACGACGTTTGAGTCGACGGCACAAGACGTGTTTTGCTTCTACATCCCGCCGCCTAAAGGACTGCTATGGAAGCGTCCTAAAGATCGCCGCAGGATTCTAGAGGCGGTTTATAGGGGTTCTCCATGGGTCAATATTGACTCCGTTCTAGCAGAAGCCAATGAGATTTCAGAGCGCGATCCAGAGCAAGCAGAGAGGTTTTTCGGGAACCGGATTACGTATTCATCAGGCACGTGGCTGCCGACGAACCTGTGGGAGGACTGCTTTGCATTGGATAGAGAACCCGCCTGATGGTGAATCAATCTGCGTTGGTTTCGACGGCTCAGAAAACAACGATTTCACAGCTTTACGGGCTGAAACACGTAGTGGATTCATTTTCACACCGCGGTATGGGCCAGATCGTAGACCTACTATCTGGAATCCTGCAGAGTGGGGTGGGAAAACTCCGCGATCGGAGGTCATGGCCGCAGTCGATGAGATCAGAACTAGGTATCAAATTCAGAGGTTTTATGCGGATCCGCAGGATTGGCGCTCTGAAATTGGTGAGTGGGCACTCCAGATTGGACAAGAACGCGTTTTTGAATGGCCGACGAACGCAATCAAGCGTATGTATGCGGCGATCTCTCGGTTTGAAATCGATTTAGCCAATGGGCGGATCACCCATGATGGATGCCCGCTGACAGCGCTTGCAATGGCAAATGCAAAGAAAGTCGCAAAGCCTGGGCAACAGTATGTTCTGGGGAAGCCCTCAGAGCATCAAAAAATAGATGCGGCAATGGCCACCATCCTCGCGCATGAGGCAGCTATGGATGCGCATGCGAAGCAATGGGAATCAGAAAAATCTCGCGTAGTCGTCTTAGGAAGGAGGCGGAGATGATGGAGCTAACGAAATCGGAAGAAGAGCTCGTCAAGAAGCTGTTTATGAAGATTCAAAAGCAGCGGAATCAGGACAAAATCAATGAGCGCTATTACAGAGGCTTGCAACAGATCGGCAACCTAGGCATTTCCGTTCCCCCTGATGTACAGCCTTTCGCTTTTCCGCTCAATTGGTGCAGGACTTACATTGATGTGCTTGAAGAGCGGCAAGACGTCAGACTGTTGATCCGATCTGGTGAGATTACCGAAGACAAGGAATTACGCCTCGATTGGGAAGCCAATGATCTTGATGTGCAAAGCCATCTGGTGCACAAGGATTTAACGATTTATGGTCGTGCATTCGTCTCCGTTGCTGCTGATCCAGATGGCGGGCGCCCGCGCATTCGAGCGGAGTCACCACGAGATATGGCGGCAATCGTGGATCCGTTGACAAGGTCAATGACAGCAGCGCTGCGAATTTACAGGGATTCTGTAGGCATTGCAGAGCATATGACGCTGTATTTGCCGGATTCCACAGTGATCATGGGCAAAGAAATGGGGATGTGGAAAGCAAAGACACGGATCGAACACAACCTTGGGCGTGTACCAATCGTCATGATGATCAACAGACAACAGTCAGGATCATTCGAAGGGGAAACTCAACTCTCGGATCTCAAGCCCATCGTTGATATGGCTGGGCGAGTCATGCTTCAGCTCCAGCTCGCTATGGAGACAGTGGCAACACCACAGAAAATTGCTCTCGGTGTCAGCGAGGAAGACTTTGTCGATGAAAACGGTGAACAACTCGACCCCTGGGACACATACCTAGGGGCTGTTTGGGCGCTCTCTAAGAAAGATGCCAAGGTGGAACAGCTTGCAGGTGCAAGCCTGACAGGTTTCCATGACACCATCAAAATGCTGGCCGAGCAGGCATCAACAATCACAGGACTTCCCGTTCGGATGATGGGGCAAAACACTGCCAATCCGGCCGCTGAAGGCGCGATCAGAGCTGATGAATCACGCCTTGTAAAGCAGGTAGAAAGAATCAATTCGGTTGCCGGCGCAGGCTGGGCGTGGGCGCTTGGAATCGCCGAGCGCATTCGCACTAGGGAATGGTCTGCAGACGGGAAAATTCAGATTCTCTGGCGCAATCCAGGTACACCGACCGAAGCTCAGCAAGCAGATGCAATGCAGAAGCTAACCGGTGGACGTCCCATCTTGTCCGTTCGAGGAGCGATGAATGAGATGGGTTGGCCTCAAGCACGGATTGACCGTGAAATCGAATGGTTCAGCCAAGAAGAAGCAGGAACGCTTCTGCAGAAACTGGAACGTGACGCAGAAACGTGACAGGAAGAGGTGGTAAATGCACGACGACCAGTTCAGCCGCTTACCACCAGAACTACGCGCCGCCGCTGGAACCAGATCTGAGATCATTGGAGAGGCTGTCAAATGGGTAGCTGCCGCATGGAATACGAACCGCCCAATGGATCCATCAGTTTGGTTCGAGATCTACGCTGAAGAATTCACCAAGAGAGTCGCAGAAGCACAGCTCGAAGCAGCAAGTATCGCTATCGGATCTGTCGACACAGCACTAGCACTCCAAGGCTATGACGGCACCCCGCTAGGACACGCCTCACCAGAAGCCTTCACCGGAATCACCGGCTCTGGGCAGCCAATCATGGGCCTTGCCTATGCACAAGGATTGCGCATTACAGAGGCAATCGACAACGGAGCAACCGAAGTTGAAAGAGCAAAGCTGTGGAAATACAGCGGGCAAGTCCTCCAAATGGCAACGCAAACGGCAATCTCAGACGCATCGAGAATCGCTAAACTCACCAACCTCATCGCCCGCCCACGAACTACGTGGGTGAGAATCGTCCGCCCACCGTGCTGCGCTCGCTGCGCAATCCTTGCAGGAAAACGCGGCGGAGCAGGACTTGGATTCCAACGACACCCAGGCTGTGACTGCGACGCAATCCCCGTATCCGAAGAAACATCGGACATGCACAAGCTGTGGATATTTGATGTGGATAAATATTTCGCACAACTATCCGAAAAAGACCAAAACAAAATCTTCACCATCGCAGGCGCCCAAGCAATCCGAGACGGAGCAGACCCATCACAGGTCATCAATGCGCGCCGGGGAATGAAGGTTGCTGCAGATCGTTTTGGCACTCGCACTGTTATGACATCTGAGGGGACGACGAAACGCGGTTGGGCTTCGATGTATTTGCGTCAGCAGTATGACGCGAAGATGTCGAAGCAAGGCAGATACATGCGGACTGATCGGCCGCGATTGATGCCGGAAGAAATCTACAAGATTGCAGGTGGCGACCGTGATATTGCGGTCTCATTGCTGCACAAGAACGGTTTCTTCTTGGATGCATCGCCCACATTGGATTCTAAACTCAACTTTTTTACGCGGGACAAAGCCGTAAAAGAAGCTACAGAGCGAGCTCGTGTGAAGCTGAAAGCGCGACATGAAAAAGAGCTAAAGCGTATAACGGTCGAGGCTGGTAGTGGTGATCCTCCGAGCAAACCGCCACGATGGTCGAAAAATGGCGGTGGTGATGATGAGATCCGGAGGCGGTATTTCGAGGATTTGCGTACAGCGGATAAACGCGTGCCAATTGAACACATCGTTACCGGGAAGGTGCATAAGAACGTTATCCAAGGTGCCCATGATCATTCCAGACGTTCATGGGTCGTGGAGCAAGTAAAAAGTGGTGTAGATCTTCCTAGTGAGGTGAAAACATTTTTTCCGTTGCTCAAAGGAAGAACAGCAGCACTTAGGAACTGGTTGGGTGATGAGCAACAAGGAATTATTCGAGATGTGTTATCAGATCCTGAAGAAATCGAGGTAGATCAGTGGGGAACGTATCGATTAAAAAAAGAAGTGCTCACTCCAGATAAGCATTGCATTACTTTGCGAGTGGTAACAGGTAAAACACGTGGTAATGATACTCGAACGTTCAAAGTCAATTCTGCCTTTCCGCTTCGTGGCGGAGACGGAGTCACCGAAGTCCTATCGGATGGTAGAATTATGACGCGATATAGGAAGGAGGAATGATGGCTGAGAGTGTGTATAAAAAAATCGAGCGTGAAACGGGTGGGAAAGTTTTCTACGGTGTCGATGCTGGACCTGACAATCAGGACAATATAACTATTGACGCTTACTACGTAGAAGCACTACTGAACTACGGTTATTTAGACGTCGATTTGAAAAAAGAGTTCTTGGAACTGTGGTTGACTGATGATGAGTATGAGGATCTGGAAGCACTCGATTATGTGCAGGATCTGACGTATAAGATGCTGCTGAAATATGCGGGCATGGAGCCTCGTGTAGATATATCCCCATTCCTCCATAAAGCCGCATAACTACATCAACTATCTCACCCGTTACCGCAATCGGTAGCGGGTTTTTCTATACCCAAAATCGGAAGGATTGTAAGCAATGCACAAGAAACGAGCCCCATGGGTCCGAGCGATCATCAACGACTCCGACACCGCTCATAGTGGATCTAGTGCGGGAGTAGATGACCAAAACAGCCCTAAAACTACTTCGCAAGACGGGAAAGCCGAAGGAGATAAGGCTGCCGAAGATTCTGACAGTAATGAAGATCCAGAAGCCCGTGGATCAAAGACGATGGTGCTTAAGGATCTTGCTCGTGAGCGCGATAAACGCCAAGAAGCAGAGCAGCAACGCGACGAATTTAAAGCGAAGCTCGATGAGATCGAGCGGTCAAAAATGAGCGATCACGAAAAAGCAGTAGCAGATCGTGATCAGGCATTAGCAAGAATTGCGGAGCTGGAAAAGCAAATCGCTGACGGAGAAGCTGCATCAAAGCGGCGTGAAGCCGTCTCACAAGCATTGTCCGCAACGAAATTACCCGCCGAGATGGCGGACAGGCTGCGGGGAGAAACCGCAGAAGAAATCATGGAAGACGCAAAAGCGCTTGCAAAGACAATCGGCTTCGACCGCTCTGCCTTTGATCCTTCACAGGGTCAGAACGCAGCTGGAAAGTCGCAAGCGAACTCACTCTCAAGCGCTTTGCGCGCCCACTTTAACGTCTAAAGGAGGAAGAAATGGCGATCACCCTAGAACAAGCAAAGCTCAATACCCTAGAAGATTATGAGCCAACCGTCATCGATGAATTCCGCAAAGAATCGGTAATTCTCGACAACCTGGCATTCGACACAGCAGTGAATCCAGCTGGAGGAGGCGCAACCCTTTCGTACGGCTACCGCCGCCTAGCTACGCAGCGTGATGCAGCATTCCGCGAAATCGGAACGGAGTACACCGATAAGGAAGTCACCACCAAGAAAATTAGCGTCGAGCTGAAACCCCTGGGTGGATCCTTTAAGGTCGACCGTGTGCTCGCGCACCTCGGGCCAGCCGCATCAGATGAAATCGCGTTGCAGATGTCGCAGCTGATCAAAGCGACCAATACTAAATTCTGCGATGCTGTCATCAACGGAGACACCGCAAAGGACGCAAACGGTTTTGATGGCCTTGATAAGGCTCTGAAAGATTCTTCTACCGAATTGAACAAGGAAGAAGAAGGAACCGAGCGCGATTGGTCTAAGTTCACATCCGCGGATGAAGCGATGTCGGTGCTCGATGATCTCGACGAACTTTTGGATGCACTTGATGGTCCGCCAACCATGCTCTTCGGCAACAAACGCGCCTTGGCGAAGATTCGCGCAGCAGCGCGCCGGGCAAACATGTACTCGCGAGAGCCAGTGGAAGGCCTGCTGGGGTCTAATGGTCATCAGATTATGCGCGAGCAGATCGGAAATGTGATCATCGTTGATCCTGGTACAAAAGCTGGCACCAATGACCCGATCATTCCTGTGACTCTGGGAAAGACGAGCCTCTATGCAGTGCGCTTTGGCCTTGACGGCTTCCATGGTGTCACCACCACAGATGGACGCATGATCAAGACATGGCTCCCAGACTTCTCTACAGCTGGTGCCGTCAAGCGCGGCGAAGTCGAGCTTGGTCCTATCGCAGTTGCACTGAAGTCGACCAAGGCTGCTGCCGTGATGCGCAACATCAAGCTAGCTGATAACTAGGAGATGACATGGCAATCGTAAAAACACCAGTACACGGATACACAGGACCTGTTGGCGATGATTATTTCGTCGACGGAGTCTGCAAAGTCCCAGACCACAAACTCGCGTACTACAAGCGCCATGGGTACATCATCGATGCTGAAGAACTCTCTGGGCAGGAAGGGACTGAAGCCGAAGCATTAGGAATACCAGGTGCAAAAGCAAAGAAAGCTGAGCTTGTTGCCTATGCCACCAAGCTAGGTATTAATACCGACGGACTAGATGTTGCAGGTCTTCGCGAAGCAATTGAGGCTCACACAGAACACTAGGAGGTAGCACATGGCGATCTTCCTAAAAATACCGATTGTGGAGATCTGGCCTGACCTAGACGGTTCTCGCGAATCCTACGCTGAGAGGCTCATCGGGCGTGCTGAGGCTATCATCATGCAGCGTTTTCCCACACTGGAGAAAAGAACCCGCGATGGATCAATTTCAGCCAGTGTGGTCGCAGGCGTAGTCGAAGATATGGTCACTAGGGCCCTTGATAAAACTAGCCGTGGCGGTATGGATAAGCTCGCGTACCCAGAAGTTCAGATGGAATGGTCTTCTGATGGCGGCCTCGGGTCTGGAAATCTCCTCTGGCTTACAACGGATGAAATCGTTTTGCTCTCCCCACCGCAGCCACGCGGGGTCTTCAGCATTCGAAAAGCTCCCACGCCAACTTTTTCGGAAGGGAGCAATCGGTGGTGAGCGCAATAGTTCTTTTTCAACCAAAGTTCATTCTCCGAAAAGTGATAGAAGGTCGTGAAGACCCCATCACTGGAGAACCTGGTAGTCCTACCATCACTGAAATTGCTGGACGTGGGCTAGTCCAAGAACCACTATGGTCAAGTGAAAAAGAAGTGGGGTCAACATCTGTGAAGGATGAACGCCTCATCCTCTTTTGCCCAACGCATATCCCGATCACCGATATTGAGATATGTGCTGCAGATGAATTTGTCGATGATCGCGGAAGAGTCTGGCAGTGCATCACTGATGGACACGAGCGCGGTATCCCAGGTAAAAAACCTGAGTACATTGCAACGCGGGTTCGCCGGGCCAAGGGGAAGAGATGAAAGCGCGGCTGACGGTCTTCAAGTCCCAGATCCCACAACAAGTCAGGTTGCAATCGAGGTCAGGTCGAAGGAAAATAGCCCGTCAAATCGCAGACGCCGCCCGCGCTGATGCACCGTATCGCACCGGTGCTTATGCAACGGGGATTGAGGTCAAAGAATCCGGAACCCAGATCATGGTCGTTGACACTGACGAAACCGCAATCCACAAGGAGTACGGGACAAGTAAAACACCTGCTCATGCATCACTTACCAATGCGGCGATGGGTTACGGCAAGTACTCCGGAATGCGACCAAGGAAAGGTAAAGGTAGACGATGAGAGTACCGATGCCCTACGCGCCGGGTGAGATCCGAAAGTTTTTGCTTCAGCAGGAGGTGTTCACCGATCTTTTGCACGGCGGGAAGGTAACGACACGTGAGGTGCCGGATCCCTTGGCAAGGCCGCATGTGACAGTCGCCGCTGTCGGTCATGTTGGTGATGATCCGATGCTGCGCCGGTTGATGATCCAAGTCACCCCGTGGGTGCCTGGGTGTGATATTTCGAAGATCGATGAAGATCCTGATGTCACAGCATGGAACCTTGCCGCGACGGCAGGGGAGCTGTTGGGAAGAGCGAAGAACATCATCATCGATGATCTGCATGCGTGGTCTGCGACGTGGGTTGACGGACCAATTCAGCTTTACGACACCAATCGTGGAGCAGACAAAATTTTGTATTACGCGCCTGTGCGGTTTCAGATCCATCTGCGCCGCCGGGCGCAGATTATTTAGGAGGAGAAAATGTCCAATTACGCAAATCCGGAGAAGGCCTATGTGTGGCTTGACGGTGATGCATTCCGAGGGGCCGCTGGCGCAGATATGCCTAGCGATCTTTTCGCTGAATCGCTTGAGGGATTTCTGCCATATGGCGGTGTCGAAGCTGGCTTTGAGCTGACCTCGGAGCAGGCTGTTAATAAGCTGCAGGTGTTTAATTACCGCAAGGCTGCCTACAAGGTTGCTCGTGACCCGCTAACCGAGGGGTGTAAGTTCCGGGCAGTCGATAACTCGGAGGCAACTGTTCGCACGCGTGCCCAGGGTGGGAAAATCAAAAAGATTGGCGACCACTATGCTGTCGAAAAGGGCATTGGTGAGGAATTCTCCTTGCTGATCCGCCTCGATGATGGTGAGGAGCAAATGGCTATTTGGTGTGAGCGATGCACCCTTTCTGGCCCTGCTACTCGCGCTGCAATCGATGGCAAGAGCCTTGATGGCTATGAATTCTCCGTGGAATTCCTCGTGCCAGCCGTTGAAATTCTTCCTGGGCTTCCAGACGGAATGAACATCGATGACGATAGCGGTCAGGATGAGGAAGACGGGGCCGGTGAAAAAACCGTGACCCTTCCCTCTGGGGCTTCTGGAGGCACCTTTACCCTCTCCATCGATGGGCAGAAATCCGCTGATATTGCGCAGAATTCCAACGGCACCGCCGTCCAGGTGATTCTGCGCAAAGTCAAAGGCGGGGAGAAAGCCTCTGTCACAGGCCGCGCAGGAGGCCCCTTCACCGTCAAGGGGGTAACCGGCGCACTGACCGCAGACGGCACCAACCTCACCGGCTCCAGCTCGCAAGAGGTCACCGTCGCATAATCAGCGCCTGCATTGAGGAAAAGCGGATCGCCTCTTCTTTTTGAAGAAAAGGATCCGCCCTTTTTTTATTCCACCACCCACCAAGAAGGGAAAACCCATGTCGGAAAAAATCGATATTTTTGAAAAAGCCTGCTCTATTGACGCAGGAGAACCACAGGAAATCACACTCCGAGGCAACGATCTCACCATCCGCCGAAACTTCACCGCCGACGAAGTCCACAAAATCATCCGCCTCTACGGCCCAGAGGTCGCAGAGCAGCCGCTACAAGAGGTCACCCGCGAGCTCATTGATCTTATTTCCACATCGGAGGAGAAAGCGAAGGCTGATTTCGTGAATGATTTAATGCAGCTTTCATTTCCAGAATTCAACAAGGTGCAGAGCCTGCTCACCCAGATTGCAGGTATCCGTGGCGAAGACGGAAATTTTTTGACGGGGTCGAAAGACTCCTAACATCCCTAGAAGACCCTCAAGAACACGCCCGCTGCCTAGCGGGCTTTCAGCGTTTCTACAGCCTTAACTGGCGAAAACAACGCCAAACACTCTGGTGGGTCGACCTCGTCGTCCTCATACTCAAACTCGATGACTACGAGTGGGGATACACCGATGAAAACATCGCATCCCTCATCGACCGCGAAGACTACTGGCTCAACGCCGAATACCAATCGTGGACAACAGACCCAGAAGACCCAGAAGTCAAAAAAGCCCACGAAGAACGAAAAAGATCAGGGACCAAACCCCCACCCAAGCCAATCATCTACCCCATCGCGAAACGCCCACAGCACGCAGCAGCGCACCGGGCACAGGAGCTTTTAGCTCAGGTGGCTGAGGTAGAGAAAAAGCCGGCGAAGAAGCGTATCAGTATTCGTCAGCTTCGGGAGGGCATGGGGAGATAGCTGAGAGGAGCACGCTATGGCTGGCGGCAAAATCGATATTCTGGTTGAACCAGATGTGAAGGGCTTTGGCCCAAAGATGGAGGCGGGGCTGCGCCCTGCGCTCGGCGTTGCCGGCAAACTTGGCGGTGCACTAGGACTCGCTTTTGCAGGTGCTGGTATTGCTGGGCTCGGTAAGGAGATCATCGACGTTGGTAATACCTATCGCACGGAGATGAACTCCCTGCAAGCGGTCACGCAGGCATCTGGTGCGGCAATGGAGGCTGCTGCTGCCAAGGCGCGTGCCCTCGGCAATGACATGGATTTGCCGGCGACATCTGCTGGTGATGCTGCTGCTGCGATGACGGAACTGGCTAAAGGCGGTTTCACCCTCCAAGAGTCGATGGAGGCTGCGAAGGGTACGCTTCAGTTGGCTGCAGCTGCTCAAATTGATGCAGCCTCCGCCGCGACTATCCAATCGCAGGCTCTTCAGGCATTCGGACTGACAGCAGACTATGCCTCAACAGCGGCAGATGTTCTATCAGGTGCCGCGAATGCGTCTTCTGCTGAGATCACCGGAATCGCCCATGGCCTGCAGCAGGCAGGAACGGTTGCCCATCAATTCGGTGTTTCGATGGAAGACACGGCGACGACGTTGGCGGTCTTTGCGAATGCGGGCATCCAAGGCTCTGATGCCGGTACGCTGATGAAATCGGCGTTGCTGGCGTTGACTGATCAAGGCAAACCTGCGCAAGCGGCCATCGAAGAGCTGGGATTGACGGTCTATGATGCTCACGGAAAATTCGTGGGAATGTCTGACCTTTTTGACCAGCTCAATCTCGCTGCGTCACGAATGACAGATGAGCAATACCAAGCCGCAACAGCAACCCTTTTCGGATCAGACGCTATGCGTCTTGCAGGCATTGCAGCGCAGCAGGGCGCTGAGGGATTCAACCGCACTCGCTCAGCGGTGACTAGGGCCGGCCAAGCAGCAGAACTAGCTGCCGCGCAAACCCAAGGTCTGCCAGGTGCAATCGAAATGGTCGGTAACGCGTGGGAGGAAACTGCCCTTGGTATCTACACCTCGATCGAAGGACCTTTAACTAGCGGCCTGAAAGGCCTAGCCGAAGGGATCACAGGACTTGCCCCCACAATTGCTGATTTCTCAGCAACCGCTGTAGGAGCTTTCGCAGATCTAGCAGGATCAGCAGCAGCACTAGGAGGAGCGTTTACCCAGCTCCCATCCGAGGTCCAGCACCTCGGTCTAGCACTCGGTGGACTAGCCATCGCCAAGCACACCGGAGCCATTGGTGCATTCAGCTCAAAAGTTAAATCCGCCAAAAGCGGAATTGCTGGATTCCGAACTGACATCGCCTCAACACGAGGGGCATTTCAGGAACTCGGCGGCTCGATTTCAAAAACATCAGCAGCAATGCTCGTCCTTGGTGAGCGTGTCCCTGCCATCGGCAAAATGGGGGATGCTTATCATGGGGCATCATCCAAGCTGAAAACCGTTGCAGCAGCACACCGCGAAGCAGCCACAGCAGCACGCGCCCAGTGGATCGCAGAAAAAGACCTCTTCACCGCCGTTGATCGTCTGGGTGCATCAATGGGGCATGGGGCTGCAGCCAAGGCAGCGTCTTTCGCAGGAACAATGAAGGGAAGCGTGGCCGCCGCAATTTCTGGGGTGAAGTCCGCCGCAGGTGGCCTCATCAGCATGCTTGGTGGCCCCTGGGGTGCGGCGTTTCTTGCGGCTGGCTGGGCAGTCGGTGAAGTATCTAGCGAGCTAGCAAAAGCCCGAAAACAGCAAGAACTCCTCAGAGAAGCAACACTTCGCACCGCCGACTCTCAACGAGAGATGGCAACAGCGATCGTCTCAGGGGACACCGCTGGTGCGATCAAATCCATGACAACCGCCCTCGATGAATTCATCGAAAGACAACAACAGCTTGCCGAAACGAAACCGGGCAAAATTAGCGGAGTTATGAGCACACTATGGGAAGCAGCCAAAAACGGCGGCGACATAGTAAGCAGTGCTGGAAAAACAGCCGGTAACACGGTAATCGCAGAAAACGCCGAACGAGTATCCGAAGCATTTAAAAAAGTCGGCATTTCCTCTACCGAAATGTCAACAGCCATCTCAGGCAGCGACGAAAAATTCTCAGCACTCATCAACCGCTTCGACCAAACCACCGAAGGCGGCCGCACCGCAGTCGCACAACTCAAACACCAACGCACCGAATGGCAACGCATCAACGAGGAAACAAAAAACCTCGCGCCGGGAGCGTTGGAGGTATCAGACGCATTCTCGAAGATTGCAGAATCGTCGACATCAGCTGCGGATAAAGTTAAAGCCCTTAACGCCGTGCTCGACCATATGTTTGGGCAAGAGCAGTCGAAAGATGACGCTGCAGCAGCCCTTGCTGAGCATATCGACAAGGTCAGCGATGCTGCCGCTAATGCAGTGGATTCAGCCGATGGATTTGGCAACGCTCTGCTGAAAGCAGATGGGAAGCTCGATCTCACTCAGAAGAATGCGCGTGGCTTGCGGCAAGAACTTATTGGCTTCCGCGACGAGCTGGCGAATGTAGCTGCCACAGGCGGGGATATGACCGAGGCATGGTCCCAGACACAGGGTGCGCTGGATCAGCTCGCAGAAAAGTATGGGCTAACTTCTGAGCAGGTGCAGGATCTTGCTGCATCGATGGGGCTTGTGCCGTCGGTTATTGAAACGGCGGTCAATATCGAAGCGGATCCGGCAAAGGCGGATCTGGCCACGGTATGGGCGCAGGCTGACCAATTGCGTGAAAAACTTGGCCAGCCAGTAGAAATGCGTGTTGCAGATGTAGAGAAGGCGATTAATGATCTCTCTGCGCTGGGTCTGAAAGTTGATGTCATCAACGCACAGACTGGCCAGATTAAGGTGACTGCTGATACTGAGCAGGCGCTGCAGAATCTCGATATGGTGGTGACGTCAACTGCCAGCGTTGATCAGCTTCAAGCTGGTGTGAAGATTGATATTGATGATCAGAAGTTCCGGCTTGGCGCGGAAGATGTGAAGACTCTGACATCTGAGCTCGACGGGCTAGAGGTATCAGCTTCTGCTCAACTAAAGATTGATGATCTTATCGCAGGTAAGGAAACGTCGGTGGAAGAGCTGCGTGCTCTATCTGCAGAAGTGGCTGACCCGAAAGCGAAGATGGTCATTGATCAGCTCATCGCAGATAAAACAGCAGCGTTGGGTCATCTCAATGAGGTCGCTCAGCAAAACCCGACTCCGAAAATCGGAGCTAATACAAGTGAACTGAAGTCAAGAGTCGGGGAAGCGATGAATCTCATCAATCAGATCCCACTCGTGAGAACGATAACGCTGAAAGCAATCAAAGCGGGCAGCTGGCTTACTGGACATGCTGACGGCGGTATTGCTGGTTTTGCAACTGGCGGACGACTTCCGGTTTATGGTCCAGGTACTGATCGTGTAGATGGAATTCTTGGGGTCGGGTCTGATGGGATGCCGGTCGCTCGCGTTGATGCTGGCGAATGGGTGATCAATCGTAGGTCGTCTGAGAAATATCACGATGTTTTGGCTCAAATCAACGCTGGTACTTTTCCTGTTTTTGCCACTGGTGGTGTGATCAAATCAGCAGATGAGATCAAACGTGGAATCGCATTCATGGATAGCACCCGCTACAAAATGGGCGGATGGGATGAAGGGGGTGTTGACTGTTCTGGCGGTGTCTCCGGAACGGTAAATGTCGGCATGGGGCTCGATTTTTTCGATTCCCGTATGTCAACAGTTACTGAAGGGAAATGGCTCGATGCGAAGGGAGCATTGCCGGGCCGAGGCGGCCTAGGTGACATCACGATCGGTTGGTGGGATCAAGGCGGTGGAGCTTCCGGACATACTGCACTGCAGTTGCAGGATGGAACCTTCGTCGAATCAGGCGGTAACACCGGCGGTGGTTTCACCGTCGGCAAGACTGCAGGCCCGCTAGAAGGAAGAGGTTTTACCGATTGGCGTCATTTCAAAGGCAATGGGGAAGTCAGTGAATCAGATCGAACAAGCACCATTGGATCGAGCAGTCGTGGTGATGCTAACTGGGGATCTGCACATGAGTTGCATTCTCTGGCTGAAAGGTATGTGGGTCTTTATGACCAGGGAGGCTACCTCCCGCATGGTGGACTGGCTCTAAATCTCTCAGGAAAGCCTGAGCCGGTTTTTACTGCGGGGCAGTGGTCAAAAATGGACCAGCTTCTCGGCCTGATGGGCAAGGTAGTGCAGCAAGGCAGCGGAGGGTTAGGATTCCTCTCTCATTCTCAGCTTGTCATTGATGCGGAGAAAGGGCTTGCTGAAACTCGAAAGAGTATCGCAGAGGAAACGGTGGATCTTCGGAAGAAGGAAGAAGCCGTCGCCGACGTGAGAAAGGGGCTGACAAAGGCCGAGAAGGATTTCAATGATCTGCGTGATAAATCGACGGATGCTGCAAAGCGGCTAGAGGCAGCTGAACGGACTGTCGTCGCGGCACGATTTAAGGCAGCTGCGGACATGGTCACAGGTGTGAGTGAGGCGCTACAGGCTGGTATTGGTCACATCCAGAAGTATTTTTCTGTGATGGGAGACCTCGCGGAGATGGTCGAGAAGACCCGCCAAGAAGTCTCAAAGCTGCAGATGCAGCAGACAACGAATCGCCTGCAGTTGATTAAGTCGGTACAAGATCTCCAGGTAAAAGAGTGGGATCTGTACAGAGCTCGTGCTGTGGGCGCGGTGTCTGTCGCGCAGGCTGAGGCGGAGTTGGACAAGGCGCGTCGTCAGCAGGCGAAGCTAGGGGCAACGTCGATCGAGGCGATGAGCGGTGCGATGGACAGATTCCGACGCACGGGAATCTTTTCGATTGAGGAAGTCACAGCGTCTGTGATTGAGAATTCCTCTGCTGTCAGGGCCGCGCAGTGGCAAGTCGAGGCTGCCAGAGCACAGGCGGCGATTGATGAGCTGGAGGCTACACATGCACAGGCGGAAGCTCAGCTGCAGGTGGCTGAGGCGACATTGGCGCAGAATGCTGCAGCAGAAATGCTCAGGCTTAATACTGCTGCTCTCACTGAGCAGGCACGTGAGCTTTATGGAATGACGGCGAATCAGGCGCGCGGTGCTGCAGCCGGGTTTGGTGGTATTGGGCGCGTCGTCGGTGGGTTAGGAAAAGTTCTTGGTGGAATTCTCAGTGGCCTTGCTGGATTTGCTGTTGGCGGCCCCGTCGGTGCTTTAGCTGGTGCAGGGATGGCCGTGGGCGGTATTTCTGATATTGCTCGTGGCAGCATCGATATCAGAAACAACAAGGGTGAACTCTCTGACGCGTGGAAGGGCATGTCGGTCGGCGACAGGGTGGCCCTTATTGCAGGGTCTGCAGGTGGCGCTGCTCTGTCGATTGGTGGTGGTGCTCTAGCCGGCCAACTTGGCCCTGACGCTGCTGTCGGTGGAGCGAAGCTCGCTGATCAGTGGATGGATGCGACAATTGGTTCGATGGCCTATAGCGTCGAATCAAAGATCGCGGCCATGCAGCGTCGCCAAGCGGACAAACAATCTGCTTTATCCACTGCGATTGAGGCGCAAAAGCTCCAGCTAGAGGCGAAAAAGCTCTCTGCTCAAACAGAGCATGCCGCAAAGGCAGATGCGCTGAAAGCACAGCTGGATTACGCGCAACTACAGAAACAGCTCGCAGAGGCGTCGACGAAGCGGGAAGCGGAAGCTCTCGCTAAGGCTGCAGAGGTTGCAGCGCAGCGTCGTGAAGCAATGCTGGTTTTGGCTCAGCGTCAAACCGCGCAGCAAGACGAGACGAACAGACAACTTGCGTTGCTTGTGGAGGCCCAGCGGGCAGCTGCGAAAAAAGCGGGGATTAATACTAGCCCAGTGGAATTCACGTTGCCGGAAGGTGATGCATTCACCCGAGGGCAGACAGAGGCGATGCTGCGTGAGGTCAGAGATGAGTATGAGCGGCGCATTGCAGCTTTGACTCAGGTTGATGCGAATCGTTTTGTTGACTCCAAGATTGGATAGAAAGGGAAAAGTCTCCTATGAATGGGATTACCAGAATCTCGTATATGTCTCCTTGGGGAATTCAGTTCGATTTGTCGGAATCTGAGTGGACTGCCGGCCTGAGATATGCAGGCCTTTCAGGGATGAAGTCGAAGGTTCAGGCAAAGACCCTGCAGGCAATTGGCCAGTCGGGGCAGATCACAGAGTCGACGCAGATTCAGGCAATGGAGGGCGCTATTACCCTTGCGCTCGCAGGGGAAAATGGCGGGCCGGTTGATGCGGTTTACCGGCAGATCTGCGCAGCATTTTCTCAAACCCTCGTCGGGACGCTGTCTGTGGAGACGAGTCTTCACGGCACGATCTACACCCAGGTAAAAGCGGCAGCGCCAATACCTGCTCCTAAATCTGACCTGCTCGGCGAGCAGGTGGTTGATTCAGTGGAGATCAGTCTCATCTCAGATGAGGGAGTGTGGTGGACAGAATGGGTGCATGGAGAAGGAACCGTGCTTGTCACCAATGATGGTGAAGTTTCAATCCCCATCCGGATCAGGTGGAAGGGGAAAGGCGGGGCGGTCACCTTGCCATCGGGAGCGGTGTTTGATCTGCCACCAGTGTCTGACTGGAGAACACTCATCTTGGATTCTGAGGAATCCTGCGTCGTGATTAAAGATGACGGGCTCCCAGACTACGAGATTTGGCCAGCAAAGATCGCTGTGACTCCAGAGCTAGTCCCGCCGAATCAAACACGAACATTCATCCTCCCAGCAGGCGCATCCGCCATGTGGAGAATCGCACTGACAGACCCATGGAAGGTGATCTAATTGGCATTCGACTGGAAAAACCACAAGAAGCACCGCGACCAGGTGATCGCAGACCACGGCCAATGGCTGGGTCTACTGGATGAAAACGCCACCCCAATGATGGACCTTCCACCGGTCATGGAAATGAGAATGCCGGAAGCAACCAACGATCCAGCTTCTGGCATGGTGAAACTGCGAGTCCAATCTGCAAGTGGGATTGTACATCCGGTTATTCATCAGCTCATTGCTGATGGCCTCGGAAAAACCGACGAGGTAGGGCGGCTTGTCCCACTGAGTGAGGCGACACGATTTATTGCAATCGAACGCGCCGGGATTAGAAGTGTCTTTCGTGTAGAGTTTGCCGTGGCCGAGGGTGGCGCTGGTGCCCCGTCAACGCTGGAAGTTCATGGCACGGACATGCTGAAGACCTTGGCGCGGTTTCCTGCGATGTCAGGACCGACGACATGGACAGGGAAATGGACAAAGTTCACGAGGGATTGGGCCGGACCTGAGAACGTCGGGGTGAAGTTTGAGAAACCTCGGGATCTGCAAGACATCAAAATGGTCACAGTCGCAGATGGTGCAACTGAACAAGGGGCAGCAGAACCACTGATCAGGAAGATCATTTCAGATTCACTGGCCGCTACGTGGCGTGCCATCGGCCAAAAGGAACTCATAGCGGATCCACCCGTGCAGGTAGATCCCAATCCAAGCGGGCGAAAATCAAAGAACATCTTGATACGCCCAACCGATCGTTCGATTTGGGAGGAACTGGCACCGCTGGCCGCTGCGGCAGGAGTCAGTATCTCCGCTGCAATGTGGTGGCCAACAGATGCTCCTATTAGCGGGCTAAACCTGAAAAGCCCCACGATCGTTATCAAAGTAGAACAACGTGAAAAGGCGGTGACTCATGGGTAAGCCTTTGCTCGTAGCAGACGGTGGAACAATGACCGTCGGACGTCGACAAGCAACCTACGTTTACGGCTCATTTGAGGTTCGGCTTCCAGAGGGGAAAGAACAGGCAGATGTTGAAAAGCGGCTACAAAACGGGTACATCTACCGCCCAGATAAGCCTGCGCGAGGCAGATTCGACGTAGCATTCGTCAGAGCTGATGCCACAGTAGACCTGACTGCTCAAACCTCGGATCTCGAAACACAAATAGAAGCAGCACAGCGTCGCACCGAAGGCGACATCTTCTTCGAACGAGACATCACAGACTCAGGAACCGGAAGATACAGACCAGGTATCGACATCAAACACGGAGACATCGTCGACGTGCTGATCTGGGGTCGGATCCTGCCACTTCCAATCACACGGTGGGAGATGATCTCCGATGACACCACTTCAGTGGGGTGGCGATGGCACGTAGGCGGCGCAATGATCGAAGACGCCGAAGCACTAAGAAACCATAATGACCAGCTACTGCAGCAAATAGCACAGGAAAAACGCCAGATGGCTAAATCAATCGGCGCGGTGTCTCTACGCGCAGAGGCGGCTGGCGCGGCTGCCGCTACAGCCGATGACAAAGCAGTAGTCGCGCAGGAAACCGCTGATGATGCACTGGCGAAATGGCGGCAGCAAAAAGACCAACTGGACAAAGTCCAGTCAGATCTGATTGAAAAAAATACACAGTGGAACCGAATCCAAGATCGCAGTCTGCAAGAGCTAGAAGCTCAGCAAACAGCAATGAAAAGATACGTGGAACTGTGCAAACCCGGCACAGCGACTGCCGAAACATGGGACCCAGTATGGGCAGGACCAGTACGAATTACCTACCCATCAGGAAACAAAATCCAGCTCTACCTAGGACCATCCAGCTACATCGTAGGAGCATCAGTACTAGGCGTAGCACGAGTCAGTGCCCTCAGCAGCTATTCATTCTCATTCACAGCTGAAATTAAAGCCGGCGAGACAATAAACCCCCGAGTCGGCGGATTTGAGGCGTTTCATCAGGTCTCTGTCACGGTGCATCCCATCGTCGATTTCGCAGCAATTTTGTCCGAAGAACGCAGAAAGAGAGGACTACACCAATAATGCCAAAGCTAAAAGGCTCGCTAAAAAACATCACAGACAAACCAAGCACCATCCGAGAAGTCCTACTCCGCGCCACACACACCCGCACCAATGGGAAAACCATCACCACCTCCGAACCCGTACGCGTAAAAGTCTCCGAATCAGGCGACTTCACAGAAACACTCGCGCCGGGAGCTGCGGTGCTAGTACTCGTCGGTGCGGATTTTATGGCCCGTGAGTCATTACCTCTGCTGGTTGCTGAGGGGATGACCACAATCGCGGAGGCGATGGAAGCGGCTAAGGATTTCACCCCTGATGTGCACGACCGCCTTGCTGAACTAGCAGATGAGGTAGCGCGTGGTATAAAAGCCACGGATGATAGCGCCTCAGCTGCGAGTACTGATCGTGGACGTGCAGAAACTGCTGCGCAAACCGCAAAGGCGTCTCAGGTAGCTGCTGCGTCATCGGAGAAGCAAGCATTATCAGCATGGGAACAGATGAAAGCCCGCCTTCTGGAATGGGAGCCCCGGGCACAGCAGCTGGAGAAATGGCAGCCACAGTACGAGTGGTTAAAAGAACACGCGGAGAAGTCTTTCGCAGTGGTGCAGGAGAAGATCACGCAGGCTACTGATGCGCTCATTGCGCAGGTGCGTGGTGACGCGGAGTCTGCGAAGCGTGACGCGGCTACTGCTGGGCAACACTCACTCAAGGCGCAGGCAGCTGCTAAATCCGTGGAGTCGGCGGCGCAAAGCGCTGTGGATACTGCGGTGAAAAAACTCCTCGATGGTGCGCCTCAAGCCTACGACACGCTGAAAGAGGTCGCGGACGAGCTCTCGGCTCAGAAGAGCGCGGCGGCGGCGTTAATGAGGCAAATTTCCGAGAAAGCCCAAGATTCTGATCTTGCGGCGCTACGCCTACGGGTGGAATCACTAGCGATCTCGGGGGTGTCTGGGTTATCGCAGGCGCTCGCGGGGAAAGCGAACGTGTACCACCAGCATAGGGTGCGTGACATTACCGATTTGGATTCTGCGATGAGCAGCAAGGCTGATAAAAAACATACGCATTCGACTAGGGAGGTGGTGGATTTTACTGCTGCCGCTGGGCGTGTCGTGGCGTCGGCTATCGGTGATCGGATGGGCAGCCTGCGGATCAAAACGGGTACTGGTAGTGACCCTAATACGATTTATTTTGAGGTGTAGGAATGCCAAGAATCAGTGATATTAAAAGAGTGTGGGTGGGCGATAAGCGGGTGAAACGGATCTGGTACGAAGGGAAAATAATCTGGCCGACGTATTCTGAGCTGATTAGGGGGTTTGAAGGCCCCGTGTGTGAACTTAAGAAGAACCTTTCTAGTGGGAGTGTTTTAGTCCCCGCTAGCCCCTATGGGGTGGGGGCGCCTTATAATATTACGGAGGCGTGGTGGAACGATGCTGGTATTTGGGCGATTTTAGAGGTTGGTGGGGACGTCACTTTGAAGCAGGGGGCACGGGAGGTTTTTAAAATTTCGCGTGATTCCACCGGCTATGAGGTCACCTCAGTATCGGAGAAGGGCGTTTTTTGCTGGCTCGTGTGGACTCCACAAAACGGGTATGGTCTACGCCACAATATCGAAAGACTGGTACGGGTATAAAATCTGGATCGAAATTATCCACCCCGGTAATAAAAAAAAAATGGACCCGCGCAGCAGTCCAACGGCGGCGGGTTCACAAAAGGTGAGACCGCTTTTACCCAAGGTGCTGTCAATGTCGAGTATCGTGGATGCCATTTCTACGCATTTCGTGTGGGCAATTGGGGATGGCCAGGGATTTATCGCAGGATTATTGCTTTGAGAATAATGCGTCTGTGAGTACGGTGCAGGTAACAGGGCATTGGCGTGCGGAGCCGGAGTACCCTACTGCCAATATGGATGTTTATATCATCAGTGGGGGGGGGGCAGGGTGGTGCGGGAGGTACCAGCGAGAATAGCGGCAGCTCGGGTAGTGATGGTGCTTTCCTTAAGCTCCCAAGCGGGGTGAGCAGTGGTTATCTCACGGTGGGGTCCGGCGGTGCTGGTGGCGACTGGAGTACTCATTGGAACCTTCGCAAAGGTAAGACGGGGAGCCTACGACCCTTGACGGGTATTCATCCCCGATTGAGGGGAGTACACGGTTACCCTATCGCGGCGATATTGGCGTGGGGGGCGGCGCTGGAGACGTAAGGGAACGCGGCTACCAGGGGAAACCGGGTGGGCTCGTCGTCATATTTTCTTGGGAGATACCAAAGTAAATATTGTGCCCCCTTTAGTGGGGGCTATTGCATAGAAAAGGAGGGAATAAATGAAAGACTGGGCACAAGTACTACCCGACAACGTCCGTTTGCTGGCCAAGCACTACACGCCTGGCCGTGGTGGTCGGAACATCAAGCACGTCACCATCCATCACATGGCCATGATCGGCGGCATCAACGAATGCTGGAACGTCTGGCAGTCCAGGCCAGCGAGTGGGCATTATGCCGTTGGCCCTGATGGATCAGTTGGCCAGCTTGTTTGGGATCGAGACACCGCTTGGGGAAATGCCAATCTCATTTCCAACCAGGAAACAATCATCATTGAGCATTCCAACAGTGGCGGCCCATCCCAAGACTGGCCAATCGGAGAACAAACCCTGGAAGCTGGTGCGCACCTAGTTGCAGCCCTTTGCCGGTTCTATAACCTAGGCCGGCCCGTATCGGGCAGGAATGTGAGATTCCACCACATTGAAAGTGGTGGGCTTACATCTTGCCCGTATCACCTGCGGCCAGGGCACAGGTACCACGATCACTACATTGCGCGGGCGCAGTTCTGGTACGACCACATGACGAAGCCCGCATCACCATCACACATTGAGGAGAATATTTTCATGGCACTATCATCTGACGAGCAGCGCGAATTACTCGCGAAAACCCGAGACATCTGGAACGCTTTGCGCGCTCCTGAGCCTTCCCGGGTGGAGGGGTCCATATATGAGGCTCCACTAACGGAGTACATTATGCAAACAGACCGAAAGGTCGAAGAGCTACATGTTGCTTATGCAGGTCAAGCATCTGCGGTTCAGAAAGCTCTCGATGCGCTTGCCGAGGAATCAGCGAAGCATGATCCAGCAGAAGAGGTGCATGATCATGCTTAGTAAGGAGTTTTGGAAAGATTTGGCCGAGCGTGCGATCAAGACTTTTGCGCAGGCACTGCTTGCTGTGCTGGCTGTCGGGGTGCCGATATGGGAGCTGGACTGGTCAGGTGCTTTTGGCATTGCTGCTACGGCCACAGTGATGAGTGTTTTGACATCGATTGCCTCGATCAGTGTCGGTACTCAGGGGACTGCTAGTGTGGTGTCGTCTCCTGCGCGCCACCGTAAGGAGTAGTGCTGATGCCTATTGAGCATTTGCCTCCTCGTGTCCAGCCGACTGCCCGCCGTGTGCGGGCTTTTTTGATGACTGATTCCACTGCTTTGCTGCTGCTGGCTGTGGTGCAGTTGGCGGTGGGGTTGTATTATCTGCCTGGTGTTTTGGGTGATCCTTTGCGGTGGCAGCGGCCTGTGGAGTCGATCATGCCGATTATTGTCTGGGCATGGGTCCATCTTGGGGTCGGTGGGCTATGCGCCGTTGCTGCGTTTACGGATCGCTGGCGGGTTGACGTGATTGCGTTGGCGGTAGCTACGGGGCTCAACATTTCTTGGGCCTTCGGGCTGTTGGCGGGAGCCGCGGAGACCGGGCAGTCGATATTGTGGCTTGTAGGGACTCTCATTTTTTCTCTGACTGGTGCAATTATGTGGGCTGTGTGGCGCGGTAAACGTGGGGACATTCCGATCATGGAGGATAGGGGTGAGTTATGAGTGCGATTGCTGTTGTAATAGGTGCTGTAGGCTCACTGATTACTGCGATAGGGTCTCTGTGGATTGGCTACATGAAGGCACGATCTGATGTCCAGGCGGCTAAGGGGTCACGTATGGACAAGCTGGAAGAGCGTATAGACAAAGTTCAAGCTGACTATGAGAATGAGCGGCGTCTTCGTGAAGAAGAGCGTGACAAACGCGTTGAAGCTGAGACCACTGTTCACCGGCTGCGGTTGGTGACTATCACGCTGATCGATCATGTGGAGGCGATGCAAAAGTGGATGATGGGTGGGGCTAAGCCGCCACCGCCAACGACTCCGGATCTGACTGAAGCAAAAGCTCTTATATAA